TCCAGGTTTGGGTGCAGAGACTAAGGGATAACCCTAAGATTACAGTATGGCCTGTACCTGATCAAGGCACGGAGCAGGATCCGTACTACATTTTCCGTTACTGGAGAATGCGCAGGATTGAGGACGCAGGGTCGGGGGTGCAGACTCAGGACGTTAATTTCCGTTTCTACCCAGCCATGGCCGCAGGTCTTGCTTATCACATCGCCATGAAGGTGCCCGAGCTGTCCCAGCGGGTTGAGATGCTAAAGGCGGCTTACGATGAGCAGTTCAATCTAGCCGCTGGCGAAGACCGGGAGAAGGCCGCAGATCGCTTTGTGCCCCGTCCCATGTTCATTGGGAGCACCGCCTAATGCCTAATCGTTTTGCAAATGGTGTCCGAGCGATTGCCATGTGCGACCGCTGTGGGCAGCAGTTTAAACTGAAGAACCTGAAGACGGAGATCATCAAGCAGCGCAAGTATGAGTTGCTGGTGTGCCCGGAGTGCTGGGATCCCGATCAGCCGCAGTTGATGCTTGGAACCTTCCCGGTGGAGGATCCGCAGGCTCTAAGGAATCCCCGCCGAGACAACACTTACATTACCTCTGGAGATAACGTGAATGGGTATCCATCAGGTGGTTCCAGGGATATTCAGTGGGGTTGGGCACCGGTTGGCGGAGCACGAGAGTTCGATGTCGGATTGACGCCAAATTATTTGGTTGCAACGACATATGTTGGTACAGTAACGATATCCTAAAGGAGTCTGAAATGGATAAGAAAGACCTAGCGCAAGACAAGAAAATGATTGGTGCCGCAGTGCATAAGCATGAGAAGCGTATGCACCCCGGCAAAACCCCGACCAAGTTGGCTAAGGGTGGCGTTACTTCTATGAATATGAAGAAGTATGGCCGCAATCTGGCCCGGGCCATGAACCAGAAATCCACCTCTCGCGGAGGCTAATATGGCTAAGTTCAGTCAAAAAATGATGGGCAAAGAGGTCGGTTCTGCCGCCGTCTATGCCAAGCCGCACACAATGGACGGCAAAGATTTAAACGTCAAGAGCGCCAATAAATACCAGACGGATCCCAACAGCATGAGCGCCGTTGAGTCCACTCCTGGTGGAATGCCTGCTCGTCGGGTCAGCATGGGAAATCCTGCCCGTGATGATGTCAAGACAACTGGTATCAAAATGCGCGGCGCTGGCTGTGCCACCAAAGGCGTGATGTCTCGCGGCCCTATGGCTTGAGGTAAAAATGACATACAACGAACTTGTCACTGCTGTTCAAGACTACTGTGAGAACACGTTTCCCACAGCAGACATGGACACGATGATTCGACAGGCTGAACAGAATATTTACAACTCTGTTCAGATTGCGAACCTGCGCAAGAATGTGACCGGTACGTTGTCTGTCGGCAATAAATATTTGAGCTGCCCAGTGGACTTCTTGTCTGTTTACAGCTTGGCTGTTTATGCCTATGTGACGCCGACTGCTACCGGCACGAGCAGTCAGAGCACTATCGTTGTATCTTCTAATTCCGGCATTACCACTGGGATGTATGTTTCTGGAACCGGGATTGGTACTGGGGCCACTGTCTCATCAATTAATGGCACTACCATTACGTTGTCTGTGGCAAACAGTGGCACTGTAAGCGGCTCAGTAACATTCCAGGGAGACTATCTGTATCTCCTCAACAAGGATGTTAACTTCATGCGTGAGGCATATCCAAATCCTGGATATCGTGCTCTCCCCCAGCATTACGCCATCTTTGGCCCTCAGTCCAATGATGTAAACGAGTTGTCGTTTATATTGGGGCCAACGCCGGATCAGGCTTACTACGCAGAATTGCATTATTACTACTACCCCGAGTCCATTGTGACTGCTGGTCAGACCTGGCTGGGTGATAACTTTGACACGGCCTTGTTGAATGGCACCATGATGGAGGCCATCACCTATATGAAGGGCGACAAAGATATGGTGGACTTGTACCAAAACCGGTACATCCAAGCCATTGGTTTGCTCAAGAACCTGGGCGACGGCAAACAGCGCATGGACGCTTATCGTGATGGTCAGGTTAGGAATCCGGTCAAATGAGCATCGTCCAAACCCAGACCACCAGCTTCAAAGCGGAGCTATACCAGGGCATCCATGACTTGACCACGGATGTAATCAAGATCGCCCTGTATGACGGTAATGCCAATTTAAACGCAGACACCACAGCCTATTCCATATCCAATGAGATTGTGGCTACGGGCTACGCCGCAGGGGGTGAAATAATGACTGGCATTACAGTCAACACCTCTGGATATACGGCCTACGTCAATTTTGATAATGTTGTCTGGAATCCCGGTGCTTTTACTGCGCGTTGCGCCCTGATTTATAACAGCAGTAAGAGTGACAAGTCGATAGCGGTTTTGGATTTTGGTTCAGACAAAACGACCACGAGTACGTTTACAATCACGATGCCCGCTAACACGGCCTCGGCAGCTCTCATTCGTTCCTCAATTTAAGGAAACACCATGTCAATTGAAAAACTCCACGCCAAGGACTCTGTTTCTTCTGGTCTGATTGCGGGCACACGACATTCTGAAACGGCTAGTGCTACTGGACGTTTCTTGATGCAGTGTTTTGACAAAGACGGCAAACTGAAGTGGTCTGCCGAAGAGTCGAACCTGGTTGTTAACGTCGGCCTTCAATACATGGCAGGTGTTGCGCTGACCTCAACCACACAGATTACTACTTGGTATATTGGTTTGTATGGAGCGGCAGCATCCAATACCCCCGCCGCCACGGACACAGCTTCGTCGCACATTGGCTGGACTGAAGTGGTGCCCTACAGCAACGCTACACGCCCCGCAGCAACCTTTGCTTCTGCTACCAACGCCAACCCGTCTGTTGTTACCAACAGCGCATCACCGGCGTCGTTCACCATTAACGCGACCAGCACGGTGGGCGGCGCTTTCCTTATTAGTGACAACACCAAATCGGGTACAACGGGCACCTTGTTCTCTGCGGCGGACTTTTCCGCTCCTGGAGACCGATCTGTTGCTTCTGGCGATACGTTGCAAGTCACCTATACATTCAGCCTTGCTGGCTAATCTGGGGTAACCAGTGGTTGCAATTGTGTTTGAATTCGATACGCCGCACGGGGTATTCCGGGATGCGTTGCATCTGCCGGATGACCATGGGCTGTCTGATACGGAACTCGACACCATGAAGCAGCAACGTCTGGATAACTGGATTACTTTTGTGACCAGCCCGCCGACAGAAGAGCCTCCTCTACAGGAGGCATAAATGGCAGACCGCTACTGGGTAGGGGGAACAGCGGCGTGGACTGCTACGTCGGGCACGGCCCCCTGGTCAACTACTTCAGGTGGTGCAGGGGGAGCAAGCGTACCAACATCAGCTGACAACGTATTTTTTGACCAAGCCACAACATATACCGTCACTATTTCAGGGGCGGAAGGTACGGTTAGCTGTTTAAATATCACAGTATCTGCTGGATCCGTAACATTTGCTGGTTCTGGAGCTATTAATGTCTATGGCAGTTTGTCGTTTGCCGCTGGAACTACTACCTGGAACAATTCAGGAAGCATTAACTTTGTATCTACAACCACTGGCCGCACCGTCACCACTAACGGCACCTCTTTGGGCAGTAGTCCAGTTTTTTTTAATGGCGCAGGTGGGGGTTGGACGTTAGGTAGTGCTTTTACTTCGTCTCAAGCAATTATTGTACAAAGTGGAACATTCAATACAGGTAACTTTGCCGTTAGTTGCTCCGCATTTTCTTCATCAGGCTCTTCTACAAGAACAGTAACTCTCGGCTCGTCTACCTTGACGCTATCCTCGTCAATCACTCCCGTAGACTTTACCACCACTACAAATCTGACGTTTAATGCCGGAACGTCTTTAATAAACTGCACTGGTGGCAGTAACCCCAACTTTCAGGGAGGTGGTCGGACTTTTTATGATGTTTCATTTACAAATACAAGCATCACATTCTTTACCATTAATGGTGTAAATACATTTAGAAACCTTACGTTTGCTTCTAGAGCTTCGACTGGAGTTAGTCAAATACTTCTTGTTGATAACCAGACAATTAATGGAACATTTACTCCAGGGAACAGCGGGGATCCAACAAGACGAACCTTCTTTATATCATCTGCACGGGCAGTGACTCGTACATTAACGTGCGCCGCAATTGCAACCGCATCTGATGTTGACTTCAGAGACGTCACCATTTCGGGGGCAGCCTCCCCAATGTCGGGAACTCGGCTAGGAAATGCTACCGGAAACAGTGGGATTACGTTCCCTGCCGCAAAGACGGTTTATTGGAATTTGACTGGTGCAAATGACTGGTATGCAAATGGTTGGGCCACTTCTTCTGGTGGCGCACCAAATATAAATAATTTTCCCTTAGCACAAGACACCGCTGTTTTTGATAATGCTTCAACAGCCACATCAATTACAGTTACCGCAGGAACCGGCTCTTCAAATGGATGGAACGTTGGTACGGTAGATATGTCAGCCAGAACAAATGCGTTGACATTTTCTTTTACGGTATCAAACAACAGCATACTTGTTTATGGCAACTGGATAAATGGATCGGGTACTTCTTATACAGGCACTTCAACGTGGCCGGTGTTTAGCGGAAACTCACTTCAAACCATTACAAATGCGGGCAAGACTTGGTCAACTAGGATAGCTGTTTTTTGTTCAAGCGCCGGGACTGTTAGGATATTAGATGCCCTAACAACTTCCGACTTGATAAATTTGGGAAGTGGCACGTTTGATAGTAATGGGTATTCTGTATCCACTGCCAGTGTAAGCGCTAGTGGTACATCCACAAGGACTATTGCTTTTGGAGGCAGCACTTGGACTCTTACCGGCACAGCCGGATGGAATGCCAGCACCACCATAGGTTTAACCTTTACTGGGACTGGCACAGTCAGCATGACTGCCGCTACTGCAAAAACATTTACGGGAGGGGGCGCTTCTTATACAAATATGACGCTTAATCAAGGTGGCGCGGGCGCACTAACCATTACGGGATCAAATACTTTTGATAATATTACTAATACATACGCCGCCACAGGGGCAACAACAATCACCCTTGGATCCAATCAAACAGTAGCGGCATTTTCAGCTGGCGGACAAGCAACAAGGATTTTGACTTTAAACAGTTCCGCAATAGGAACACAAAGAACACTCGCCTATTCCGGGGCGGGAACAATCACTGCTGGGGACTACCTTTCTGTCCGGGACATTGCATTTACACCAGCTCCAGCTACCAATGGGACTACCGCATATAGGTGGTACTTAGGCGCAAACTCAGTAAATGCTGGAAACAATTCTGGGGGGCTATTTATAGCTGGCGGAACGTTTACGGTCTATCAAATCACCAGCACGGCCACAACAACATGGACGGTTCCTGGCGACTGGTCGGGGAGCAACACCATTCATT